TCATACTCATCTGGAAAATTTGTAATAGTAGATTTATCACTAGCATCTATAGGAGTGGTTTGATTATAAACTGGCACTCCAACCATTTTAATAACTCCGCTATTAGGAAAAACATTTATCGCTTCGTTTTGTATGTAGTAAGCTGGGTCTGATGCAGTAGCAAAATGCATATCTGAAGAGTCTTGTATTCTACCTCTGTCTCTAGCTAAAACCAATCTACAAGGTTGATCATCTAAAAGAACGTGTAATATTTTATGAGTTTCAGATGACGTACTACCGTCAGAAACTGTAACTTCATCTGCTACTCTTTCCATTATAGAGCGAGGCATAGCGTTAATAACCTCATTAGCTCCTTCTGTTATAAAAGAGTCTAATGCAGTTTCATCGCTAAATGCTCCTACTAGGTTTACTACTTGTGCGTTAAATTTTGTTTCAGCCACTTATTAATATCTCATTGTTCTTTTTTTAGTAGGCTTTTTTGCTTTTTTCTTTTTCTTTGCCATTTTTTTTGGCTTTTTGTACATCATCTGATACACCCTTTCCTCCAGTCATTGTACGACTAGAAACAGTTTTTAAACCTTTACCAAATTTACCCATCTAATCCCCACTTTTGGTTTCTCATTTTATCAATACTTTTATTCATATCCATAGAATTAAATTCTATATCACTCCTCACTCCTCTGTCAGTTCTCATCCAGGAGTTTGTAGTAAACTTTGGAGCAGATGCTCTTTTACCACATTCTCTACAATAGAACCAATTCTCTCTATTTGGCTCTTTACAATGCTGACATTTAGCCATTAAGCTCCACCAATAACTACAGTTAACACTCTATCACCTCTAAGAGTGGTATGAGTAATTGATAAAACTTTATTGTTAGTAGAATCTAAAGTATCAATATGGTCTTTTAAGTCTCTTGCCATCTCTCCAACCGCAGCAGTTTCTATATTTGGAGTAGCATCATGCACAAAAACTTTTACTTTTACATTGTCATAAACAGCCATTTTATTTCCTTATTTTAAAATCTTTAGGATGTTTGGGGCTAAACCTTTTTACGAATAGCCCCACAGTATCCAAAACTGTCAATCCTTATTTATTCGGATTTTACGATACACTATGTCCATCAACAACTGGTGTGCGTGTTACTTTTATATCTTTTAGATAAATAGCGCTGTTTTGATTTGTTCCTTGTACTAACATATAAGGGACTAAAACATCTCCACTATCAAAAGTATAAGCAGCTGTTACTGTTGGAGCAGCTAATGCTCCTTCTCCAGCGACAGCAGCACCAACATGTGCGAATGTAACCGAACCATCAGCAGCCAAAGTAATTTGGAATCTGTGATTCTTGTCAGCTGCTGTAGCTTGCGTAGAATCTGTATAAGTACGAGAACCGTCATTTAAGGCGCTTGCTATTTGTACATCATCTGCTGATTGACATCCAAAAGCTACAAAGTCAGTATATGCTGGGTCTCCAGAAGCTGCGGCTAAAATTCCACCGTGTCCAGTTTCAAAACCTTGAGCTTTTCTAATACCTATGACTGCTGCGTCAAAATCAGTCCAGTCAACATTGTAGATTGTCATGTCAATTACAGCTGCGTGAGTTCCAGCAACAATTTTATTACTATTGCTACCAAACTGACTACCACCTAAGACTAATTCAAGTCCAGTATTGTCAGCTGTTTCTGCATCCATTTGCATATTCCAGCCAGCTGCAGTGTTATTAGTGTCTACCGAGGGAACTGTTCCATCAACATTTGGTGTTGTACCAACAGCTGTAAAAGCTCCAATATAACACATAGTTGAAGGATAAAGTTCTCCATTTTTACCAGGAAATAAAACACTACCGTGATCTCCATCAGCCATTATACCATCACCTGAGTTACCTATAGATGATACAACTGGTGGAGCGCAATCAATATAATTCCATTCAAAAATGGTTTCAGGACTTAGTTTTTCTATAAACTTACCACTATTTTTATTTATAATATCAGTTTTCATTTAAATCCTCCTTACACCGATTCTACTTCGTAAAGTGCATGGCACTCTGGAAGTGTTATTTCAAGACCAGCTTCAGTAACAATCATATCCTTACGTAAGTCTTCATCAGAATTCTGTACGTTAGTCATAATATGAGTATCACGATTTAAACCGTTTCCAACTAATGGGCGATATTGACACTTGGTCATATCAGCCATAAGCATGAATCCAGAAGCTTGACCTCTGAAAAGAGGTTCTTTTACTAAGTGCATTGTTCCATGAACAGTGTCGATAGTCATAATTTTATGACCAAATTGACCTTGTCTTTCTTCAAAGTTATAACGATTAATTAAACCAGAGCCACCCATAGAAGCATCCATGAACGCACCGTCGCCTAATTTGTTAAAGAATGTTATAACTGGAAGTGATGCAAGCACTAGTCTGTCGCTTGAGCCACCACGAGCTGGGTCAAAAATAACTTCTAAGTCGCCAAGTAGACGATCATAAGTTAACCCACCAGAAGTAACACTACGATAGTAAGGAGCACCGCTTGTATAAGATAAAGCAACTGTGTCTGTAGTTTGTGGACTTGCATTTTTTACAATATGTCCAGCAAGACCTTCAGTGTATTGAACACCACCAACTCTTGCTTTTTGTCCAAACAGCATTGCTCTTTCAATATCAACTTTATGTTCACGAAGTTTGGTTGCCCAAATGCGCTCAAATTCGTTTGAATATCCACGATAGCGAGTTGCTATTGCAGTATTTGAAAGTTCACAAGCAGTTTTAAAGATTTGAGTATAACCATAGTCATCCTCAATCTCGCCTGACCAAACGTCTGGAGAAGCAGAACCTTCAGCAAATGCGGTACCAATTACTTGGCAATCGTCATTATTTGCAAGAACATTATATCCAGATACGCCTGAATTAGAAACATCAATAATCTTACCAGTAAAAGTACTAGTAGATCCAGCATCGGTTACACCAGTTTCAATCCTTACTAGAGCTTGAGCATATCCTGCTGTTTCTGCGTCAGTAGTGGTATTTACAGCAAACACCATTCCTTTTATTAGGTAATCTACTGAAGCACTGTTAGAATCAACTGTAAAAGCATAAGAGCTTCCAGGTGATACTGCGCCACCGCTATTTACTGCAGCAGCTAATTGAAAATTACGACTTGTCCAGTCAATCTTAGAACGATTTTCTAAGAAACGAAAGACTGAGTCATCCGTAGGTACTTTAGCAACTTGAGACAAATATACGAAAAAAGGTGATTCTTCGGGAGCTAGTTCAGCAACTCGATCACTAAAATCGTATAACCGTCTTCTATCAGGAGCTTGACCTACGCCTGCACTAGTTGCAGCAGCCGTAATATTACTTGAGAGTTTAGTCCCTTGTGTAATAGCCATTATTAATAACCTCCGTTATTTATTTTATTTAGAGTAATCTTCCTGAGTTACCAGCTTTTAAGATTCTATCCCAAGAAACATCAACTTCGCTTTTTACTTTAGGGTCGCCCCCTTGTAAAACTCCAGCTGACCTTGGCATAGCTTGAGCATCAGCCACAGCTTGAATATTTTCAGAGGATGGAGCATTGGTTCCTTTATTATAAAATTGCTTATAAACATTAATCAAGAAATCAACTGGTAGCTGTTCTCTTGGTGTCATAGCAAAATTAATAAATTGATCAATTTCGTTATCATCTGTCATATCATACTTAGACTTAAGCTCGCTCTTAAGATTTTGCATGGCAACTTGACTTTGGATACCAGCCATCTGTTCAGAGACTGCTTCATTAACCAAAGCTTTTTCCTTACCTACACGTAATTTATACGATGGAGATTCGGGTTTGTAATAGGCTTCCCATGGGTCAAATGAGTTTTCATCTACTGAACTTTCAGCAGATTGTTCTTCATTTTTACTAGCAGGCTTTCCCTCTAATCTTTCCTGAATTGCTTGAACAACATCAGGTCTAGATTCTAATACGGATTGTAACTGTTTCAAAGGTTCTAGATTTTGAACTTGTCCTTGTAAAGAATTATAATCAGCTTTTTGTTTATCATACATGGACTGAAATTTTCTACTTTCGTTTTCCCAGTCGGTAGCATAATTTACTTCTTCTTCGTTACCTTCATCGCTAATAATGCTAGGAGTTCTTTCAAATCCTTCGCCTTGAGGCTCCATGTTTTCATCAACTGGAACTTCTTTACTTACAATTTCAACATCTGGCATTGATATATCAATACCTTGTCTTTCATCAGCTAACTTATCCTCATAAGTTTTTCCTACTTTTTTTTCTGTTGTTTGGTCTTCCATATTTCCTTTCCGAATCTCTTTACTCTAATATTTTAGGTAAAGCTTGACTCTACTATATATTACCTTCAACGCCTTCTTCGGCACCCTGTATGCCTTGTCCTTGCTTATTACCGTACTTGGATTGCAAATCAGCTTTATCAATTACATTTTCCAACCTATTGAGATTTTTTCTTTCCTTGTCTTTCACTTCGTTAAGAACTGAATCAAGTCCGCTTTTAAATTTCTGAGTGATGGTTTGCTTCCTAGCGTTAATCATTTCGCGCTCAGAAGTTTGTAAATCACCACTTAGTTTTTTAACCTCTTCTTCAAGTTGTTTTATGTACGATTGCATTTGACTCATCGCACCTTTCCTTTGCAGAACACCTTCTTTGTCATAGATATCAGTTTTCTTTAATACCTCGACATCATCTACCAAGCCCAATTTATACGCGTCTAAATACATATTGTACTCAGCCATTCTATTTGATGGTAGCGTTGAACCTGATACTATCCGAATATCGTGCTGACCTAATGATATATCATTGTCAATACTCATTAACTCATTTGTCTTATCATCATACATTTTATTGTTAATGGTAAATTCAGTTAAATCATTATTTGGTTGCACTATTCTAAAAGTCTTTTTAAATCCATAGTGTCCTTTGCAAAAGTTATATGTAACTTTTCCAAGAACATCTAGGCTTCCCTCTATATCTTTAAGCTTTGACCTACCTCTAGTTTCTCCCATTTCTTGAAGTAAGTATGTTCCTCTAGCTGTATCAGCAGCTCCTCTTTTAAATCCTTGCATTAATTCAGATATACCAAAATTTAAATCAATATATGTTTCTACTCTGCTTATCAAAGCGTAAAACTCAGATGCAAGTGGTTGTGGTGCTGGATAATGAGGTTCTCCAAACTCTGGATTGTACTCAATAACAGCATTAGGATTTGCCCAGTCTCTCTCTAGTTGACCTATATCGTCAACACTACCCTCTGGAACTAAAAGTTTTAAACCAGCAGATGATTGGGCATGGCTAAGAGTCAAAGAAAATAATTTATTAATTAATCTTTGAGAATCTTTAACCTTTGTAACATCTGATTTAGGGTAAGGTGTGTTTGTCCAAATATTTGGGACTGGTACAATAGGATAAACGTCGGTATTGAGAACTTGTTCATAAAGAAGAACTTGACCGACTGTAGCTACATGGCGAATACGTGTCTGCAGAACTTCGACAGCCTCTACCAGTCCCGATTCTATCAAATGAGAGTTTTCAGATAGAATGTTATTAAATGATTCTAAATCAACTATTTTTTCTTCTTGAGTTTCTTTATTAAATAATCTGTAATATGGAACTTTTATTTTTTCAAATCGCTCAACAATTCTATATTTTTCGTACCCACCTCTATCATAATCCTTAACTACGTCTGGAGTAAAAGAAGAAGATGAGTTCTTTTTTGTAGACGAAGGATAATCTTCTTCATCTGTTGAACTATCTATATTATCAATTATTTTTTCTAGCTGTGGATATAACCCAAGAATTTGGCTTCTACTAAGAATTGTAGATAATAAAATATGAGAAGCATCCGCATAGAATCTATCCCTAGAAGCTGGATCAACGTACACACGGAATGGATTAATGCTTGTAATCTTAACATCGCCTCTGCCATAATCTGATTCTGGGTCAACATAAACATAAAAATATCCTAGTCCAGTAGTAGAGTAATCATGTACTACTTGTTTAAAGTGGGTATTACAATTAGAAATATCCCAGACGTACTCAAGTATAGTACGCCATACGTTAGACATTTTATAGTCAGAATCCTCTCTTGCAACTGCAGAGAATTTTGGATTTCTAGAAGTTAATAAAGATTTTAATTTATCTACAGCGGCATAGACTCTGTCTATAATAAAATCGCCTTGACCAACTGCTTGAAGAATTTCTGATTCTTCTGTAGAGTAGTGATTGCCTAAAGAAAAATCAATGGCATCTCTAGCTTCTATTTCCCAGTTAGCTCTAGCGTCTCTGTACCGCCTCCATAAATCTCTATTATTCTGAGCTTCTTCGTGCTCAGCAAAAGTTTCTACGTAGTTAATATTAAGACTCCTTTAAGATCTATATATATAATATAAGCGAAATAGTACTATTTGTCAAGAGTTTTTTATAATCTTTGTCCAGTAATCCAACTTCTTATCACAGATTTTTTAGATTTCTTGTATTCTTCTTTACTTTCTGCCGTAAAGTCGTCAGATTCAAACTTACTGCTTAAAGGTGACCTTGCATTAGTTATTGAATACCAAAGACCATCTAGGAGGTCATCGTTCTTTCCTTTTGGAAAATGAAACATCTCATCTACTATCTCCTGATGAATTTTTCTATGAAATAATTTTCCTCTATTTACTATAGGACAAAGCAAAGATTCTAATCTATCTTCTTTTTTTATTCCGTTAGGAGGTCTAACTCCTCTTGCAATTCCAGGAGCCATTTTTCTATCAAAGCCACCCATCTTATTAACTGCATCCTTTATTATTCCCTGGGCTCCTACGTGCTCAACATTAACTCTTCTAACTGGAGAATACATTTTTGCATACTCAAAAATCTTTTGTGGCATTTCATAAAGAGGTAAGTGCTCACGATAGTAATCTATTATATAATAATTTTTTTCACTATCTACAGCAGTAACCATAATAACCTGATAATCATTGTTAGCATTTGATTCATAGGCTAGGTCAACACCAATGTATACATTAACTGGAATGATTGTGCTGTTATCTTTTAAATAAATTTGATTGTTTCCAGATACTACTTGATAGTCGTGATGCTGTAGCTTATCTATTTTAAATTTAGCAGTAGCTAAATCCCTAGCATCATTCATATATTCTTGAGCAAACTTGTGGAGCTGTCCTACGTTTTCATAATCTTTTCGTATTTCATTTATTTTGCTTTTGCTAAAGTAAGAGCTCCATAAAGGCTTTCCATCCTCTAAAACTCTATGAAAAATTACATCCCAAGTATATTTAGTATTTTTATCTTGAGCTTCAAGGTATCCATCGTATATAGCCTGTAATGCTGAATCGTAATGTACGATAGTGCCAATTAACCAGATGGATCCCTCGTTGCCCTTTGATTCTTCTAAAGATGGATAGACAGTTGACATCAACCATTCTTTAATCTCTCTTCTTCTGTCTGGAGTTTTTGTATTTAACTCAGATTCAAAGTCATCTAAAATAATATTTGTATATCTAGTGCCAAGTTCAGACCTACCACGCAATCTTTGGCTAGTACCCTTTGCAATTATCCTGTCTCCACGACTAGTAGTAATTTCTTTTTCAGTCCATTTTGCTCCAACCATATCTCCAAAATAATAATTAAGAGCATTGTTATACTCAATATGATTTTTTATATATTTTAAATGATCAATCGCCTGACCTTGCTCTTCCGATACCCAAGCAGCAAACTCTTTTTTTCCTTGTGGATTAAAATAAATTCTATGGAGTAAAGCAGCCTTAGCCATTGTTGACTTAGAATGACCTCTAGGTAAAACAACACACAGTTTTCTAAGACTTCTATCTAGTAGTTTATTTCCAACTTCATAATGAAATGGAGCTGGAGATGACTTCATAAAATCGTCTGGTAAAAACAGTTGACCAAAAGCAACTAAGTCTTTTGATACTATGTTTAACACTCTTTCTTTTTCTGAAAGATTGCTTGAGTTTATATTAAAATTATCTATTGTACCAATCTCCGCTTTGAATTACTCTAAACATATTACTTCGTTGCAACAACTCATCCCCTGCTACATAAAGCCAAACTTTTTCTTTTGATCCGTCATCCATATTTACTTTAGTCTTAACTCTTCTATACAAACCAGAGCTTACTCCTTCATACATATCATATCTTACTAAATCTTCTTCTGATACATCATGTACTTCTACTACAGTTCCAGAGCCTTTTTTATTGTGTATAACCGCTGGAAAGCTTTCATGCCCTGGGTATACTAGTGAAGAGTTTTTAATAACTCCAGTTCTATTAGAACCAGCTCTAAGTGTTCCGTATACAGCTAACTTCATTTTTTCTTTTTAGTAGCTGTTTTTTTTAATTCAAACTTTTTAAAAGTTGCACCAAAATGATTTGGGTATTCTTTTTCTCCAATGACAGAAGCTGTTAACTCGTCAATGGATTCTTGATTAAATAAATAGTGATAAAGATACTCTTCAAAAACTTTAATATCTAAATCCTTATGAACTTCTAACTCTAATTCAAAAACAACTTTCTTCATTATTTCCCTCTACTTTTAATAGTGTTATAGTAAATTAACTTACTCCATGAACTTCTGGCATACCAACGTGCTTTATTTTTAGTTTATGAGTGTAGACTGTTAAGCAAGTAAAACATTCAACGTAATATTTTTTATTTTCTAAGTTATGTATTATGTAAGATTTTGGGAATAAACTATTCCCACAAAGTTTGCAGCTACTTGACGTCAACTTCTCTTTCAGCGCTTGCAATTTGCTTAACTTTTCCCGAGCCAATGGCATCTAATTGTTCCTTTGTAAAGCCTTGAAATACAGCTACTGACTCTGTTCTTTTTTCAGTATCCATCATTCCAGTTATTTGCATTAATGTTTTAATAGCTTGTATCTTATCTCTGTCGTTAGAGCTTTGATTGTCCACTACTGACTTCATTTGTTCTAATAAATACAGAGGTGTAATGTCTGCATCAACTAAAACCTTATCTATTTCTTCCCTAATCAATCTTTGTATCCTTTTTGCTTTTAATAAAATCTTAGCTTGACCTTCAGCGTACCTCCTATTTTCAGTAGGGTATGCTTTTAAAAAAGCATCTACCAAATCAGTGCCCTTTGCAACAAACTGAGCAAACAAAAACTCTCTTTGTGTGGTTTCTTTTTTCTCAATCTTATGTTTATAAGCATTAGTATTAGCCAAGCCAAACGAATAAAGGTTTTTCCTAGGATCACCCTCCATTTTAGTTTTATCTGTACACACAAAAGTTCCAAGAGGTACCCTGATATAGTTTTTTATAACCTTATCAGACCTAGATGCTTTTAGCTTCCCTCGCTTCAGAACTTGACAAACTTGACCATCGTCTGAAACTACCCAGTTACCTTCGGTACCATCCCTCCAATTATACTTAGCGTCAGTATTAGGATTGTACCTCTTGAATTCTTCTATATCTTTATATATAGAATGACTAATCTTATTTATTACACGATTAATCATCTATAATACAATATAAGCGATTTTAGTATTAAAGTCAAGAAGAAGATCTAACATTTATATTTGTTTGCAGCGTACTACTCTTACCTCTAATGTGTGGAGACGTACAACCTTCGCAATAAAATATATCATATTTACTTGCTCCAGTATGGTATGACTTACCAGTCTCTACTAAAGAGTCTCCACCACAAACAGAACAAACATTTTCATCCATCATTATAGCTATGTTAGGATGGTTCTTAATATAAGGTCTAAGCTTAAGATACATTTCTTCTAAACCAACTACATCTGTTTTATTATATCTTTCCATTTTCTCTAAAGCTTCTTCGTCTCCATTCATACAGTCTAACCATAGCTGAAAATTTGTATCTAGCTTTTCTTCTAATCCTAAGAACTTAGTAATGTAATCTTGTTTATTAGAACTAAATGCAAACTCTTTTCTTGCAACTTTAAGTGTGTCTATTGTTTTATACGGCATAGGTGGAATCATACCGTTAGCAATAAACCTTGCTTTTAATTTTCTCAAATCAAACTTATCTCCATTGTGAGCAATTATTATATCTGCTTCATCTAATAGTTTCCAAACAGATTGTGTAATCCTCTTATCGTCTCTATCTTTAGCTTCTGCAGGAGTAACAACATCGCTCAGAACTTTATCGTCATACAACCATTTTGCAGACCAACTAAGTACATACCAATCCATAGACTTATTGTTCTTATCTTTCATTATGCTCATTGGATTAACATACTGTTTTCCAAGGCTCCAAGTCCACACAGCTATAGGGGTAGTCTCAATATCTAAAATTAATATCTTAGGTAGGTTAGCGATATTCACCTTTTTAAAAGGTTTGTTTAGACGCATTGACTCTATTTTCCTTGTTACAGCCTTATACGTTCTATCGTAACCAAAGACAGCCAAATCATTATGAATATCAGACATAGTTTTAGCAGTGGTTTGATACTGTTTAAGTATTTTTACTTCTTGATTAGTCCATTTCATTATCTTTACCTATGTTTAGTATTCTTAACATTCCTTTTATTATCAAGGCTTCCACTAAATAGTATAACTTTTTCATCTGCCCCACTCTTTCTCAGATACAAGTTGAGCAATTATACCGTAAATAGATAAATCACGAAATGCATCTAGGTAGGTTTCATCCGCAACAGCGTTGTTGCCTCTATGTTTTACAATAATGTTCTTTAATCTGTTAACCTTATCGTTCATTCGTATAACTAAAGCTGTTAACGCAAACATTCTATCGTCATCGTCTTCTAAGTCTCCTCCTAAATTTATATTGCCGCTACCGTAGTCATACTGTTTTTTACAAAACAACTTATATTGATCATCCGTTATCTGGTTGAACCTCTTCATCATCTTTGGATAAGCTTTCTCTATCGCATTGATTACTTCTTTTTCTCTCATTTGACTCTTCCCTTCCCCAACCCCACATAGGCTCTGAATGATTTGTGCCAGAACCTCTGTAACGATTGGAACTAATGATTACATCGTTTATTATTTTCTCTAGGAACTTTATCTTCTTTGGAGTTACCTTCTTCATACTATACCTGGTACCACTACCCTATCAAAGTAGGCACATCCTTTATCTACAACGCACTCTTTGTTCTCTTTTTTAGAATCTATGTGCAGTATCAATATGTTTTCTTTAGTCTTTATATCACAACCTAGACACTTACCAGCATCCCAGTTAGCACAGTGTAGACGTGCGTGTTGCTTTTTATAATTTTCCATACACTCAATATAACTCTAAAACACAATCTTGTCAAGTGGTAAGATACTTGTTGACAAAAGACCTTATAAGCCTTATATTGTAAGTAACTAGAAGACTTAAATATATAATATATATAATATATATATTATTAAAAAACAAGTTATTAACATAACTTGCAAAAAGATTTGGAGAGATTATGAACGGAAAAGGAGATAAGAGTAGGATAACTAACTATACTAAGTATAGAAAAAATTATACAAAAATATTTGGAGAATGGATAAAAAATACTACTACAGAGGTACAACTTGATAAAAAAAGAAAGGTTGAGAAAAAACTATAATGAAAAAAATTCTTTTTGTGTGGTTTCTTTTTACTGGTTGCAACGTAAATACTAATGCGATCAGCGATACACCTACAATTCTACAAGATTTTGTAGGAAACAAACATTCTTACCGTTACTTAAAACTTAATCGAGACAACTGGTGTACATACCACCAAAAGTATGAGTTCGTAAAACGTCGATTTATACACAAAAAACATAATCAACGTATATTGACTCGCAAAAATCAAAAAAGTAGCAAATTGACCTAAATTTGGGACAAATAGAGCTATACCTACTACAGATTCTAACCCTATGTTTTAAGATATAACGGAATACACTCCTAAATTGTAAAAAATAGTACTATTTTGTGTACGCCTCTTCTCTTCACGGGCGGCCCACCCCATGCGATTGTTTGCGATTTTTGGGATTTGGTTGAAAAAATCTTAATTGAGATTGCGTCTCAATATCATTAGTCCTAAAATAATAACACTTGCTTCATATAAATATTTATTTGTAACTTGTAACGTGCTACACCCAGGATTATGCTTAATGAGAATGAGTCTCAATATCGATCTAGCATAAAAGCCTATTTAATGAGAATGAGTCTCAGTAGCAATAAGGCTGCCTGGCGTACTCTATAAAATATTATCTCTATAAAGTGCTTGTATCTCATGTAGAATTGTAGTATATTACAGCACATGAACAACCTCCCTAAATCCAAGACCTCAGTAATGCTAATGAGACTCAGTCTCAATAACACTGATAATGAGATTCAGTCTCAACTTGGTGGAAAGGAGGATATTTTGACAACTAGACAAGAAAAGAAAGAGAATAATAATATGACTACATTAACAACAAGCGAATTAGCACTATTAAGTAAATTACAAGGACGTGGAGTTAATATCGATACTAAACAGATTGAACAAGATTGTACGATTGTAGAAAAGAAAGATAGAGAATCTCATATAGACTTCTGTTCAGACTCTGAAACCAAAGAGAATTTTTACCAAGCTAGAGAGCTAGTAAAATCTCTTAAGGCTTTTAAATATGAAAAAAAGTCTTTAACTACTAAGCAAGTAGAAAAGCTCGGTTCTAACTATGAGCAAGTATCTAGAGTCGAAGTCTCTGTTAATAGCTATGATATCAATATTAAAGCTACTTACAAATTCTTAGATACTAACGGCAAGGAAGTCAAGCCAGCTAAAGAGGTGAAAGAGAGCTAGAAAGTAAAAAACCTTACAAGAAAAGCCCGTAGAAATACGGGTTTTTCTTTAACCTATTTTTACTCTAACTAAAGAAATTGAGAGATAAATGCTAAATCAATCTTACAAACATATTACAGAGATTGACCATTATATAGATAATGAGGACAGTAAGAAAGATACTATTCTTATAGAGATTGAACACGTAGATAATAAATGGCTGCTTTTTATGCATGGAGAGAAAATATTTGCTAGAAAGACATTGAAAGAGATTAGTGAAATATTATTCTACATGCGTAGCCATCTCTATGATAATGGAACGTACATCAATGTATATGATAAAAACAAACGTAGTCTAATCAAAGTAGGCTACATGCATATGAATAGAGTGCTTAGCTCATTAGAGCAATGGGAAGAGAAAGAGAGAATGTATAAACATAATCTCAAAGTACGTAGAAATCAAACTCAGCCTATAAGAAGCACCACTAAGAGAATAGACCCCAAGCTGCTAAGACCGATTCTCAGAGAGGAGAAAACCTGGTAGAATGATAAGCGATAGACAGAGCGATGGCTCGTATTTATTTTATGAGTATATAGAGAGATATGACTCTCTCTTTAAAAGAGTATACTACGGATATAGCAGAGTAGCTGCTACAAAGAAATTTAGAGAAGAATTACTATTAGAGAAGAAATTACTTAGAGACAATAACAAATAGGAGACTAGTAATATGGTTAAAACAGATAACACTCTAGAAGAATTTAGAGATGTAATAAAAAAGTATAAGATAAAGAAAAGAATATTATCTTTAGCTTATGGAGAGGCACAGATAAAAAGAGACGTAGTTCTATCTGCCTGGAAAAACTATTGTAGAGAATCATTTATATATAGAGTTCTAGAGTTCTTTAGACTCAGATAAGGAGTAGAGATGGCACAACCAGTAAGAAAAATTAATCTAGAGCAGTTCAACGCTCTCACAGAGATTGCAGAGCTGATCAGATGCGAAGTCTACAAAAATTTATTCGGAGAGAGTAATGGCTGGACAGACGAAAGACTACTAGAGAGTCTTGATTCTATTATAACAGACTACAAAGAGACTGATGAGTAATATACAATACAGCTACTCTCGATGTCCACATACTAGAAAGATACATCTCGTAGAGTGGGCTATAAAAAGATTTGACATAACCAAGAGTAAAGCAAACTCTTATAACAAAAAACAACTCTATGCAATATGGTATAGAGAGAAAGACAAAGCTAATGACACTAGATAATAAGACACTGACATCAATCAGAGGATATAGTAACGAAGCTCTGAAAGCAGTCGGAGAGAAACATAATGTAGAGATAAGCCTAGGTAATTGTAGCTACTCAGAGAATGAAGCTACCTTTCAGATGAAAGTAAATACACTATCAGAAGATGGAAAGATAATTACTAAAGAGTGGGACAGTTTACTACAACTAGCAAAGATAATAGGATTTGACGTAGAGAAAGAATATACTCTCAATGGTAGCAAAGTAAAGCTAAAGGGATATAACTCTAGAGCTAGTAAGTGGTGTTATATAGTAGAGTATGTAGAAGATGGTAGAGAAGTAAAAGTAGGAGACAAGTGGTTTGATAAAGCAGTTCTATCAAAGAAGCCAACTATAATAACTCATCCTAAAGAAATGAACTCTAACTGTAAATCTGGTAGCTGCGGATGCTAGAGACACTAAAACATCTACTCGGTTTGTGTGGAGAACCACACGGCTTTACACATTATGTGTATATATATGTATCTTTTATAGTGGTAAACATTACTCTACTAGCAAAATACATAGTATCCTGGATAGAGGATAAGTTCTGGAGATAATAATTAATGCAGACATTTTTACCATATAAAGACTTTACGCTCTCTGCACAATGCCTAGACTACAGAAGGCTAGGTAAACAGAGAGTGGAAGCTCTACAAATCTTCAACGCTTTAACAGGCGTACCTACGAAGACTGGTAGAGAGTACAAAGGCTGGAAGAATCATCCAGCTGTAACTATGTGGCAAGGCTACGAAGAGGCTCTGCTTCTCTACAAGAATAAAATGATAGAGGAATGGATACTTAGAGGGTATAAAAATACTATGGAAATGTATGGTATATCCGACAACGTAGAGATGCCGCACTGGCTCGGTAAAGAGAAGCTACACGCTTCTCATAGAAGCAACCTACTTAGAAAAGACTTTAAGTTCTATTCAAGTTATGGTTGGACTGAACCAGATAACCTAGAGTATTATTGGATATAGGGTAGCCTATGATGTAATAATACTCGACAACTAGAACAGGAGAATAAATAGATGTGTGCAATATACGGAATTGCTAAAAAACAGAATGCACAAACAAAGTCTCAGATGAAGAAGATAGATAAAGTCCTTACTAATCTGACTAGAGAGTCAGAGATTAGAGGTGAACATTCTACTGGCTTAGCGTTCTTTAAAGAAGATAGTAATCCTATTGTCTTTAAATCTCTTAAAAAGTCTAGCAACTTAGTAAAGAGTAAAGATTGGAATACGATCAGAGAACAGCTAACCCCAGAGACTAACATTGTTTTGGGGCATACTAGATATGCTACCCATGGCAAAGTTACTCTAGATAATGCTCATCCTTTTAGGATAGGCTCTATCATTGGCACTCATAATGGAGTAATATATAATCACGATGATGTCTCTGTAAGCAAGTCTTACGAGGTAGATTCTCAATCTATATTTGCTCTGTTCGATGAGAACAGTAATCTTCAAGAATGTCTAGACGAGCTGTATGGAGACTACGCTCTATCTTGGGTTAAGGACAATAGTAATATATTGAACTTACTCAGAGAGAATGGTAGACCTACTGCTTTTGCCTATTGGAAAGAAGCTAAGGCTTTATTCTATGCATCAACTAAAGAGATACTAGAAAAGTCTCTATTAGGAGTTGTAAATAAAAGAGTAAAGGGAAGCCGTCATACAGTAGAAGCAAATGTTCTTATACACGAGACAAAGGTAGACACTTTGTATACTCTAGATACAGACAAGTTGTCTGATAAAATCAACTGGAGTAAGAAAAAGTATGAGACAAATGCTATTGCACCTAACTATTACGTAACAGACTATAACCAACCAAGCTGCTCTATTGGTGGCAAGGAGGTAGCCAGTCAAGAAGAATGCTCTTCTTGTAAGACTATGGCTGACTGGTGGGATTTAATCTGGTACGATAGAGAGAACAAGTTCGTTTGTATAGATTGCGAGTATAAAGAAGGAGATGCAGAGATAGACCACGGAATAGAATGTGATTGGTGTGGAGACTGGTGTGGTGTTTCTGTTAAATTAGATAATCATTATATATGCGAAGACTGTAATAATTATAATTACAGTAGACCATATAATAATAAACCAAAGGAGACTAAAGATGATACCAGGCAAAGATATTTCTGGAATTAGAAAGAAGAAGTCTGCTATTGTAGTTGGTATATCTAATCCTATTAGAGTACGCTCTAAGATGTTTGTAATGAAAAAGCTATACGATAAAGCTAAGAGAAATCCTTTCGTAGATACTGAAAGTTTTGAATCTTATCTAGAGTTTATTGCTAAGCAGATAGAGGATGTAGAGGGAGTGAAGGTTAAAAGCAGTAAAGCAGAAGATATATACAAGACTCTCAAGTCTCTAGGATGGCTCAGAGAAGTTAACTATATGGCTTTCTATGTAATAACTACAAACTACGCAATAGCGTGAGGAGGATATATGCCTACTAGAGAAGGACAGTACACATGCGATATGTGTAGCGAAGTACACGAAGGTACAGCCTACGAAGCAGACATAAGTATAGATGGAAATTCTCAAGAGAACGTATGCGAAGAGTGTATGGAGGATGTCTATGCTTGTAGTGATTGTAGTGAACATCATTCAGAGGATAGCAATGAGATTAGATGGTCTGAGAATGGAGACCCTTACTGTACAGATTGTTACTATGATAACTTTTCTCTATGTGAGGAGTGCAACTCAGAGACTCACAACGATTACTCTATGTATCACGAACAAAATGATTGTACATACTGCGAAGAATGTTATCCTGGAGACGGAGGAGACGAAGTAGACTTAGATAGCTACCATACAAGAGAGATGGATTCTAGTTCAGAGTCTTTTGCGAAGATCAAATCCAAGAGACTAGTTGGTCTAGAGTTAGAGTGTTATTCTGATGGATGGGACTACTGGGATGGAGCTACGGAGGTAGATGGTAACTGGAGAGCAGTACACGACGGCAGCATAGAGGCTCACGGAGAGGGTTCTAGAGCAGTAGAGTTTGTATCTAGAGTTCCTAAGAATGGAGATGCTCTATGGAAAGACGTAGAGTATATAACAGATTATACCTCTACTAATTTTGCAGTTAATAGAAGCTGTGGAGTTCATGTACACGTAGATGGTAGAGACTTAGAGTGGAGAGCTATTAAGAACCTACTGCTACTAGGTAAGTCTGTACAGAATATTCTATATAAGATGCTACCACCTTCAAGAGATACTAGTAGATGGTGCAAGAGAATACCAATGTCTAGGGAGAGTATAAGAAACATAGGAAGCAACCAAGACTTTATAGATTCTTGGTATAGCTCTTGGGGAGTAGACCCCTCTATGGATAAATACAATGATGCTAGATATTGCAATATGAATATGCACGCTAGAATACTACATGGCTCTATAGAGTTTAGATATCACTCTGGAACTCTTAATAAAGAAAAGCTCTTACATTGGATAAGGATATGTACTTCTATAGTAGATAAGGCTAGAGACATAACTCTAAACCTAGACCATATTAATAATCAAGCGTTACATAAGATAATACGAACAAGAGACTTAACTCTTGCAGAGTTCTATATATTTCTAGGATTAGATTCAAATACTGAAAAGTATGTTACTAAAAGAATCTTAAACTTCTATGATTATAATAAGAAGGAGGATTACGAGGCTATTGGATTTATAAGATAGTATATATATATATATATATTATATATTATTACGCCCTACGTACATACAATATAAAGCTTAATCAATGTTTTGTCAACAAGAAAATATAATTATTGTAATAAAATATTATTATGCTTATATTAAATCATGAGAAAGGACTATAAATAATATGCCAGCAATCGGATTCAAGTATCCAGAGGGAGATACAATCTCTTTCAAGGATGCTTTAGAAGATAGAAAGTTGGATGTAGAAAGAATGGGAGTGTACATTACAGCTCTAGGAGAGATGGCTAAGCAGAGAGACCCAGATAGAAAGCCGTCTGTAACAGAGTTAATTAATGGTACTTGCCAAGCTTATTTACAGAGAACTGAGGAGTACTATATAGACCCTCAAGAGTATGCATTCTCTCTAGCTGGAACTATGCATCATAGAATACTAGAGAACAATGCAAGCGAAGAGGAGTCTGAAGTTTCCCTAGAAGGAATAGATATTACTGGAATCGTAGACTTATACGATATTAAATCTAAAATCCTTATTGACTACAAAAACACTGGCTCTTATAAAGCATCACAAGTACTAGGAATGGAGTTCTATTTAGAAGATGATCCTAGTGGTGCAGTCTATAAGAGAAGTGGTAGATGGGGAAAAGCTGGTACTCCAAAAAAAGTAAAGAGGTATTTCCAAAACCCAGAGAAAGCAGACATGGGTGATTGGGCTCTACAGATAAATATGTATAGATTTATGATAGAGTCTATTGGAAAACAAGTAAAAAAAATGTATGTACAAATGACAGTTAGAGACGGTGGCTTAGTAGCTGCTAGAGATAGAGGTATAGAGAGAAACATATATTTAGCTGAAGTTCCAAAGATACATAACGACCACTTGTTAGACTTCTTTAAAGAGAAAAGAGATAGGTTACTAGAAGCTCTAGAGAGTAAGACAGTACCTAATAAATGCAACGATAAAGAAACTTGGGGAGGAATCAAATGTCAGCGTTTCTGCGACGTAAGACATCTCTGTCCTTGGGTTTAAGGAGAATAAATACTTATGGATAATAATGTATTTGAAGTGCTTGACAAGGTAGATGTATCTACTAAATCTGAAAAGAAAGGTAGATTCACATATCTTAGTTGGGCTTGGGCAGTTAGAGAGTTACTTAGAGTATCTCCTAGTGCCACCTGGAAAGTTCACGAGTGGGGAATAGAAGGTAATAGACAGCCCTACATGAAAACAGAAGCTGGATGCTTCGTAAAAGTATCTGTAACTGTAGACAGTATTACGAGAGAACAAGTACACCCAGTATTAGATAATAGAAACCAACCTATTAAGACACCAGATGCTTTTCAAGTTAACACCTCTATACAGAGATGTTTAGCTAAAGCTATCGCCTTACATGGTCTTGGTCTCTACATATTTGCTGGAGAAGATTTGCCAGAGGTTAACTTAAGTGATAAAGATAAAGACGATATACTTGAATTAGCTATGACAGTTGGCAAGGATGAAAGAGATAGAGTACAAAAAGCTCTAGACTCTGGTAATTTAAACAAGAGTAATTACTCTAAGGCTCTTAGTAGCTTAAAAGGATTACTAAAAAATAAGGAGAACATAGATGAGTAGTGTAGATAGTATACTAGATTCTAAATCAGAGGCTTATTACGATCCAGCAGCAGACTTTTCTGGAGTCATGCCAGAGGGTAGTTATAAAGCCTACGCTACTGAGTTAACAGTAAAAGAGAACTTAGTAATAAAAAATAAATACCTAGCAGATGTATATGAAGTTACATTTGAGGTAGCTAAAGAGAACTCAGATAATACGTATGAAAGAGACGGCAAAGAAGTTAGCGGCAAAGTCTTTGTAGGAAAGAACGTAAAATCAAAAGGTTTCTTTAGATTTAAAAAGCCTGACCCCTCCACATACCCAGGTCTAGAAGAAAACAGTGGCTCTAATAAATCTTATAAAGAGTTAGTAGAATCTTTTAGTGTAAGCTTAGAGGAAGATAGTGAAGGAAGATTCTTTCTACCCAGTGTAGATGAGAGCGACATAGCTGGTATGCCAGTACTTATAGATGTTTACCATAGTAAATGGGTAGACAATGAAGGAAAAGATAGAACTACTCCTAGAGTTGGTGCTATATATACATGGGATGGACAGAAAAAGAAGGAAGAAGATTTACCTTTCTAGTTGTCATAGTATAGGGAAAGAGGGTGTATGTTTATTAGCATTGCGTACACCCTCTACATAAAGGAGATATAGTGGAAGATAGAAATTTAATGCAAGCAATAAGAACTGTTTTAAAAAATAGAAATATAGAAGAGATAAAAAAAGTAGAGTTCTATAGAAAGGGTACAATAGATATGGTATCTTTTGTAGACCATATAGGTAGAACTATCAACTGTGAAATAACGATACAACATGACAGTAGACAATCGCGTTGTATAAAATAGAAAAGGAGGCTTAATGAGAGTATTTTCAATGTTCTCAGGAATCGGAGGATTCGAGCTAGGAATAAAGAAAGCTATACCAGATGCCAAGTTTGTAGGTTATTCTGAGATAGATAAATATGCCATTAAAATATATGAAAGGAGTTTTAAAGGTGTTAAAAACTATGGGAGTGCAACAGAAATTAATGAAAGAGAGTTACCAGACTTCGACTTACTCGTTGGAGGATTTCCTTGTCAAGCTTTCAGCATTGCTGGAAAGAGAAAAGGATTTGAAGACACAAGAGGTACGCTCTTTTTTGATATCGCAAGGATTCTTAAGTACAAGAAACCAAAACATATTATACTCGAAAATGTACGAGGTCTATTTTCTCATGACTCTGGAAGAACTTTCCAGACAATCATTAGGATTCTCTCCGACCTTGGGTATATGGTGCAATGGGAACTACTTAATAGTAAGAACTTCGGAGTCCCTCAGAATAGGGAGAGAGTGTATATTGTCGGACATCTTAGAGGACAAGGTAGAGGACAAATATTACCTATCAGGCAAATCATTCAACAGGATTCTAGAGAGAACAAACCGATAGAAATTACTAAGAACGTAGCTCAAGCATATCGTGTCTATGATCAGAACGGAATATCTACAACATTAAAGTCTGAAGGTGGTGGTATAGGTGCTAAGACTGGGTTGTATAATGTAGGTGCTAAGTTTAACAAGGGAGATATTGTTATCAGCGATACCTCTACTTGTATAGATGCAAACTACTACAAGGGATTTGACAATCACGGACAGAGAACTGGGGCTACGAAGATAAAAGTCAAAGAAGCTACTAAGAAAGGTTATGCTGTAGCCACAGAAGGAGACTCTATCAATCTATCTGTACCTAATTCTAAGACTAGAAGAGGTAGGGTAGGTAGAGGTGTAGCTCAAACATTAGATACTGGAATGAATCAATATACACTACAGAAAGATAGTATAAGGAGACTTACTCCAGTAGAATGTGAGAGGCTGCAAGGATTTCCAGATGGATGGACAGAGGGAATATCTGACACACAAAGATATAAATCTCTTGGAAACGCAGTAACAACTAACGTAGTTTATGAAGTAATTAAAAGGATGTATTTATGAAATTTGAAATGGTAGAAGACTTAGAGTCTTTGATTATAGAAAAAGGAAATAGTAATACACAAGAAGATATAGATAACTTTATTAGATTTATCTGGACTCAAGCAGAGAAAAGAGGTTTAGTAGTAAAATTTAAAGAGGATGTAAATGAAAGTAGAAAAGTGGGTAGAAATAGAAAATCAAATGTGCAGCCTCATGGGATGGAGGAGAGGAGTTGATGCAATGGTTGATGCGAAAAGAGAAGTCTCTCCAGGAACAACAATCTATGAACTCACTAGAAGAGAAGATACAATTCTATTACACAAGCTTAGAAAGAGATACCAAAACTATTGGGAATCAACAAGCAAAGAATTTTATGGATATGAAAAGTCATCTTTTTGAAGAATTAAGAGAATTGGTAGAGAGGTATTAAATAAATTAATAATTAACCTAGGGTTCGTTTTTGTAGGATTACTTTGTTAGTTTAGAGTGGACATTTAATACTTAGGATTGGCATCTTCTCTCTACCATAAATATTATGAAAAATAAAAGAAAATAACTTATGAAAAATAAAAGAAAAAAACCGACAAGTAAAGAGCTGCAGAGAGATTTGCAAACTCTTTTTAATGTGATGAGCTCTATAAATCATACAACAGATACGTTGAGAATGTTAATAGAGAATTATTTAGAGATGAAAAAAGAAACAGAAAAACTGGCTAAGTTTATGGAAGCCAAAACGGAGAAACTAAAGAATGAAGTCGAAGAAAGTACACGTATGGCTAAAGCAAAAGATAGCGAGTAGCTTACCTAGTAACTGTTCTTGGTGCGACACAGATGATAGCGAGAAATGGGTTCCGCTACTCTTGTGTGACAGTAGTTCAATTCATAATGATACACATTATATTCTATGTGGTAATTGTTACGACTATTATGATAAGTGTGAATCTAATTATAGGTTTTGGATAGAGAAAAATTTAAAGACAGGAGGGTCTTGTTCATGTGGTGGTGTAGATAATGGCAAGTAAAAGCAAACAAAAGGGCAATAGATTTGAACGAGAATGTGTTGACATTGCTATTGAAAAAGGATTAAGTTCTAAACGAGCATGGGGTTCCGATGGTAGGTCTATGGGTCAAAACGAACAAGTAGACTTAATGATTCAAGAATATAAAGTTCAATGTAAAGTAAGAAAGAGAGTAGCAAAATGGTTGAAACCGACAGAGGAAGTGGACATACAGCTGGTAAAAGAAGACAGAGGTCAGATTTACGTAATCCAGAGGTACGAAGAATGGTTAGAGATGGTGAGCTCTCTATCTCAAGCAAAATGAAGCGAGTAAGAGAAACTAGGTCTTTTAATGCTGATTATTCTCAAGACGCTCTAGTAAAAAACTATGCAGAGATAGAAACATTTCTTTATTATTTTGAAGATGATTGGTTTGACTTTGACGGTCTTCAGCAGTATAATAGATCAAAAGGGTCTATAAGTAGAAAAACAGTAGGATTTTCTAATAAACCTTTTAGATGTAATATTTGTAAGAATGCTTATCAGACTAATAAGAAATGGGATGGAGAGATTGAAGCAGAATACCTTGACCCAGAGGTTTTTGGTAATATGCCGCTAGAAAAAAAGGAGTGTTCAAGTTGCCTAGAAAAACAGAAAAATGTCCCACTTGTGGAGGACAAGTAAAGAAACAAAAGTATACTAAACAAATAGAAAATATGAGAATGTCATATAGTAAGGAGTGTCTCAATCTCATAGACCATGTTACAAATCAAATTGATAGCAGTAGAAATATAAAGTTAGCAGAAGTAGACATCTATGGGTTTCTTACTGAGATAAAAAACTGTGATTCAGATATGGTAATTATGGCAATCAATAACTTTATAAAAGCTAACTCACCACAAGAAGGCAAGGGATTAAAATACCTTACTGCCATTATAAATAATAATAATTCTAGCAAGACGGCTAAGAAAAGACACGAATTTCTTGCTATGGATAGAGTACCACCTAAAATAGATTGAGGTTATATGCACAATATAGAAACAGAAGAATCTCTGTTATGTTGTCTGATAAACAAGCCAAGTAGTATAGTAAAAGTATCTAAATGGATTGAGGATGATGATGTATTTTACAATGGGTTCAATAAGGATTTATGGAGAACCCTTAAGAAGATGTATAAGAATGGAGAGACTATAGATATAGTATCTGTAGTACACAATTTTCCAGCTAAAAAACATAGTGGGAAAAGCGTAGCATACGATATAAGTGGTATATCTTCAAAAGAACCTAGCTCTGCACAGTCAGAGTTATATGCTAAGTTAATACACGAGCATTGGTTGAGAAGAAAAATGATTGACCACTCTCACAATATAATAAAGACTGCAGAAGATAATTCTGTAGACTTAGATTCTCTCATAAACAAACTAAACAATGACTCTTCAAATCTTATAAACCTTAGACCTTCTAATAATGAATTTGATATTGATCAGCTTTTACACGACACCAATGATTCTATATTTAATAGTAGAGGTATAATAAAGACTGGTTTAGATAAGCTAGATTCTGTTATACACGGAATGACAAGAGGAGAGATAACTATTATAGCTGGCAGACCAGCTAATGGTAAGACAACTGTAGCTGCTAACATAGCTAGAGAGCTTGTTCTCTCTGGTAAAAGGGTGGCTATGTTCAATAGAGAGATGCCTAATACAGAGATGATGAAGAAGTTTATTGCTATGGAATCTGATAGCTTATCCTATAAAGGATTAAGACATGGAACAAAAGAATCTATGCCAGAGATACATAGAGCTATGGAATACATAAAGAAAAACTACAAAGACAAACTATTTATGTATGACAATGTTAGAGATATGCAAGAGACTTTTAATGAGATAAAAAAGATTAATCCAGATGTAGTGATAGATGACCACATAGGTCTTATTGAATACCCATCTAGAGATAACAGAGACTTAAGACACAAGATACGTGAAACTACTATGAGATATAAGTGGCTCGCCAAAGGCGATGATATGTGCGTAATATTAGTTTCGCAGCTTAATAGAAACATAGAACATAGGATAGATGCGACCCCAAGGTTATCGGATTTAGCGGAGTCTGGTTCGTTAGAACAGGATGCGGAAATGGTAGTGTTCACGCACTATCCTTATGTTTCTAGATATGGAGAAGAGGATTCTAATGGTAGAATATGGATGCCAAATGAGATGATGTTGATAGTATCTAAGAATAGATATGGCACTCCTGGCTCTGTAGAGATGGGTTACTCTGGAGATAGTTGCAAATTATTTAACACTATAGTAGAAGCTAGTGATCACGAGAAGAGAAAGAAAGAGGACTTAACATTTGCGTAATTTAGTTGTAAGGTCAATAGTACATTCTTACGATATATATCCCACCATAGTTATGGACAAAGACTTAGATGTCAAGGCTATGTATATACCAGAAGAAGATAAAATGATTATCAAAGATATAGAGATGAAAGAAGGAGACGCAGAGGACTTTATGCTTACCATTCTACATGAATGTAAACACGCTTTAGATGCTAAAAGAATAGGTGTTAAGAAGTTTGTTAGAAAATACTGCCAAGCTGGTACTATGGCTGTACATTGTGGCAGAGACCCTTACGATGACAATAAGTGGGAGATAAGTGCAGAGAAGTGGGCTAAACAAGAGTTTTATAATAACTGGAGAAATAATGATATTAGTGAAGAAGACAAAAAATAAACCTTTATCTAAGATGCTTTCTGAATTTAAGAAAAAGATTAGAGAGACTAGCTTGTTACTAGAGCTGGAAGAGCGAAGGTTTTACACTAAGCCCTCCCAGCTTAGGAGGGAGAGAGAGAAAAAAATTAAAAGAGATAGAAAGAAATAAAATTCATGGTGCTCCTAGGGGTGTGGTTTTATCTATTTTCTGCACCCCGTTTCTTTACCTAGTTATCATATCTAAAAAGTTTCCATCAACACTTTTTTCATTCATAGCGTTATAAAGCAAATCTTTAAAAGTTCTATTTTTTAGTGATTTATTTACAGCCTTATCAAATGTCTCTTGATGTTCCCTGCGTTTTCCATGCCTATATAATTTAGTATCTTTTTTAGACCCAGCATGAATTAGTTCATGCAAAATACTGTTGACATGCATTTCTTTATAACGAGGATCAGAACTCTTATTGCCAAACACTGCTATTGTGTCTGGACTACTTTGATTTAAAGCCTCTCTAAAATCTGCTGCGGTTATTGTTCCACGACTCTTACGTGGAAAACCTTGCTCTGTTCTATAAGCAACTAAACCTCCTGGAGCGTTTCCAGTAGCTAGTTTGTCCAGCATTGTCTTAACAACAAACCTACCTTCTCTTTTTTGATTAAATTCATCTCTTTTGTTTAGTATTTCTGAGCCTATTGCAGTAGATAAATTGTCTGATTCAGCAATTTTTTCTAGGGCTTTTCTAATAGCAACGACATTCATCGGTATACCAGTAGATTCAGTCTTACCTTTTATTATCGTAGTTGGACTACCGTACTTAACAGAATCTGGAGTCATCAAGTCTAAAATTGATTGACCAGAAGGTTGAGTTCTTGTAGAAACAGCTGGCTCTGAACTCATAAGCTCAGATAACATTTTCATTAAATCATTCATCTCTCTGTTCTTTTATCTAAATCCACCAGACATTGCTGTTTTAAGCAAATCAAGAATACTTGGAGATTGAGCGCTTTCAGTTTCTATATTAGGCATAGGAGCTTCTTGCATTCTGTAGTTAGGACTCATTGGGTTTGTTTTTATATCTTCATAGTATCTGTCAAAGAAATTATTGAGACTATCACTTTCTTTTCGGTTGAAAGCTTTTGCCCTTTTTACAACTTGATTTTTTAAACCAGAGCCTAACTTATCAAAGCTTTTTCCTTGTTCTAAGTGTTCTTTAACTGCAAACGCATCTCGCAACTCTTCATTGCGAGGGTCACCCATTACATATCTTCCCTCTTTTTTGCTTCTATCTCCAAACATTCTCATTTTGTTTACATAGTTGCTTTCCATCTCTTCTGTAACAGGATTTCTACTCATGCCAGTTGGAGAACTTCCTTGAAATTTAGATAGGTAATACTTTACTAAATTTTCATCTGTAGCTCTAACCTCTTCTCCTTCTGCTGCCATATCCTCAAGATTTTCAAGATAGTCGTAATAGTCTTTTGGTCTACTTGGGGTTGTGAAAGCACCTGTATTGTACCCAAATTTTTCTTCAGGCGGCAGAAAACCTTCTGGTCTTCTGATTTTCAAGCTATTTGATAAAAACTCTGCAATATCACTTGCATTTATTATGTCGTTTATTGTTTTTTCTTCATTCATCTGCTTGTTCTTTCTTTTTCTTTTTCATTAATCTCTTAATAGATTTATTTTCAATCGTAAGCTTTCTTTTTCTACGCTTTCTTTCTTTGGCTTTTTTATTTGGCATCTACCACTTGACCCTATTAGCCCAATAAGCTGCGCTCATTTTTCCTTTAGCTATATTCTTACGATGTCTAGCCTTAAAAGACTTACGTTTCATTTTCATTTTTTTAGACTCTCCAGCTTTAGCTTTACCAGCAGTGCTAGCTCCTTGCTCTCCAAATCTAATAGTTTTAATTTTATCTCCGACTTTAGCTACTACCACATGGCTTTTCTTAGGATGACTTGGCGTTCTCTTTGGCTTATTAAAACCAGATACACCAGCTCTCTTTAGTCGTGAGTCTTTTTTTGATTTTGTTTTTTTAGCCGCCATTATCTTTTTCTTTTTCTTCTTGTTTTTTTAGCTGTCTTAGCAGATTTTCTAAAAGCTTTTTTTGTAGGAGCTCCCTTAGTTCCTGGCTTTCTCATCTTTTCCCCTGAACCAGCCTTTATTCTTTTACGCTTAGCGTGGATATTAGCGTATAAACCTTTTCGTTTTTTCTTTTTAGGCATTATTTTTTCCTCTATTAAATTCTTTTACTTTTTTATACTCTTACTGAAGGCATGTTTTCTTTTATTTTTTTCATTCTTTTTTGAAGAGCTTTTCTGTAAATTGCCTTGTGCCCTATGTCGTTATACGTAAACGGATTCCTAGGATTGTTTTTATTCCATTGAAGCAATCTAGTTTTAGCTATATCAGTTTTCCCTCCCATCATATAGTCTAATATTTTGGTTTTTTCTCTAGCTTTTCTGCTTTTTTGAGAGGCTCTCTTTTGACCTTCTGTTGCTACAAATCTTTCCGCAGCTCTAGCTGGAAGCGATCCAAATATAGGAGCACCTTTATAAGCAGCTCTTCTAAAAGATGTTTGAGTAAATCCAAAACTATCTACGCTCCTACTAAATTCTTCTAAAGCTTTAAATCCAGTTTGCAAATCACTTAAAAAGGGAGGAGTAACCACAAACTTTACATTACCCAAAAAATCTTCTGCATCTATAAAATCTGTAAGCATACCAAAAGCACCCACAGAAGACATGGTTTCTATAAATTCTTGCCATTTAGTATCTTGTGGATTATAAACTTCTCTACCAGACAACCAAGAATATATATTTTCTTTTGACCACTGTACAAATTTACCTCCAGCAAATCCTCCTACCCCTAGCCTTAAAAATATCAATGGATTTCCTAGTTTCATTTCCATTTTAATTGCATCTTTTATCATAGTAGCTTGCTTGTAACCAAAGCTTTTAAACATTATAAAAGGTCTAGCTTTTGGATTACTAGCCCATAATGGTTCTTTTAAAAAATCCCTTTGAAGCTGAGATGTTCTTGCGAAGTTAGACATTCCAGCTATTATATCTTTTTCAGCAACATCTACTCCTTGCCTAATGTCTATGTTAAATAATTTTTTAAGTTTTTTCTTTGCATACTGACCCTTAATAGAGCTTGGATTTTTTCTAAATGTGTTTATATAATCATCTATACCAATTTTTGCAGTGGAAGCAGAAGCTAAATTATTGAATCTATTTATACCAGTAAATAAACTATACTTTGCAAATCTATCAGACCACTTTCTCATTACAGATGAGCTTCCAACTTCTCCCAACATCTCTCTAATAAAATCTGCTTGAGGAGCTTGTAGTTTTTTTCTAAATTCTGGATTAGCAAGTTTTAAAAAACCTTTAGTGGTTCTATATAATCCAAGTTGAGGTAGTATAGATATAAAAGTTTGAGTTAAGTTTGCTATTGTTGCAGTACCAAGAGATATCTTACTCATAGCTTCAAAAGCCATTATGTTTTCAAAATATTTTCTAACTCTTGGGCTAAAATTTTTAGTAGGGTCTCTCTCAACAGCTCCAGTGAGTCTATCCATAGCTTCTTGAATTAAGTTTGCTTCTTTAGGATTTCTTCTAAATATTTCTGGAACTATTTCTCTTAACGCTTCGTTTTTTCTGCCAAACATTTTAACTGTTTCAGCTCTTCTAGCTAGTCGCTCGTCGTAAACAGTAACTAAAGCTCTTAAATCAGTTTCTAATAACGGAACCAATTCATCTGTTATATCGTATTTTCTTAAATTTTCTATATTATTAAAGGGTGCTATTTTATCTGGAATGATATCAGACTTCATCATTTTATATGCTTCAGCATAATCTACATTATATGTTTTTCGAATATTGTTTAATATCTTTATACTGCTAGAAGAAAATTCTTTTCTTGCAGCCATAGAAGATAACATGTTATTAAATGCTACTCGAGCTTCTCCATCTGGTATAAAATCATCTCCAATTAATTTAAACTTTTCATCTAATGTAAGAAGGTCGTTAAACAAGGCATCCCTAACTTCTGGTTTCCATACAACGGGAAGGTAATTTTTTCTCTTAGCAGCTCTTTTTACTCCAGAACTACCAGCATAGTCAAAGCTTTCCGAAGCCCAATTTTCTAACCAATCAACGTATTCTTTATTTTCTGCACTTCTAACTCTAAGACCAGTGGTTTCCCTGTAAACATCTTCCATTCGTTTTTTATCTTTTGCTATTTTTTGTAAAGGAGATGATTGTAACTCTGATATTTTAGTAGAAACTCTGGCAATTTTATTTCTATTAACATCATCCATCATTTTTATAACAGAGCGAGCACCCTCATCTTTAAATGATTTTGATGCTGTTTTAAAAGCAATAGACATATCTCCTAGAATGTGATCAAACATATCTTTAACTGGTAATTCAGAAGCGTGTTCTGTAAATGTTTTATAATGAGTTTCAACTTTATACCTAGTGAACAATCTCTTGTTTACTTCTCTAAGTTGAGCATCAGTTTGTTTTTCTATCGGTATGTTTATTAACTGTTCTTTGAATTCATCATCTGTTAATTTTAAAGACTCTTTTAACTTTAAAGTTAATTGCTCTGAATTTTGCCTAACTAATTGATTTCTTTGATATACGGAATTAAATTCTTTTGTGGTAAGAGTTCTAGTTTTTGTTCCACCTTCTTCTAATATTTTATAACCAGGTAATTGCTTGTTTCCTTTTTTAATTTTTACTTCTCTCAATATTCTTACTTCTGGTAAGAAACTACCCTTAATATCTTGTCTTAAATTCCAAATTTCGCTACCTTGTTTTGAAAGCCATTCTTGAGTAGCAAAGCTTTCTGCAACTGACCTAATATTGTTTTTCTCTGATACAGATAATCTACCTGTAGGGTCTATTTTTTTTGAACTGTATTCGTCTGATACTGATTTTACATAACCTCTTATTGCTTTAGGTAAAGACTTAGCAGCTCCAATTCCTAAAACAACTCCCAATGCGCCTACATAATCTTGAGGCTCTGGAATTTCTCCAGCTAACAAGGGCTCAACTGTTCCAAAGCCTATTGCTTCTTGAGCTAATGCTGCGGTTGTTGTACTACCCCTACCCATAGCTCTACCAAACATAGCTCCGCCCACTGCTCCAGCTAAACCAGATTTAGCGGAATCGGTTAAAACTGTTTTCCAGTTAACTTCATTGTCTTCTATTTGTTGTTTTAAGGCTGTATTTAAACCAGTGTAAGTTGACAAAGCACCAGCTTGAACACTAGCACCAGATATAAGATTTTTTGCTCCTTGCTCCATTACTTTATCTGCAATTTCTTTTTTAGTTCCAAGATTAATTAATCTTTTTGAACCCATATTTATAGCTCTCTTTAAACCAACTTTAGCAGCGGTTCTTGTAGCTACGCTACCAATGCCACCGCCAGCAACTGTTGCTGCAAGGTCAGCTGGCATTAAAAATCCTGCTATCGCAGAACCTATATCTCCAAGAACTCCTGGGTCATATTTATCTAAATCAAATCTTTTTTCTCCAGTAACGACTTGTCTGGCCATACCAGTTATAGATTCATTGTAACCTTTTTTAATCCAATCTGGCAACCATTCATCTAAAAAACCATCATCTACTTTTGGCGTATAGTCTTTACCAGTAGATTGCTTATATAATTCTTCATAAGAATATTTTTTTACATCTGGGTTTGACTGACCTATAGCCATGAGCTGGTCAAATGTATATTTTTGTGGCATAGATTAAAACTCTATTGAGTCTAGTAGTTGTATTAAATCTGGACTTTGTGAAAATACTGAATACCCACCTCTAGGCGTACCTGTTTCAATGCTTCTTCCTTTTTTCAATGCTGATTCTGCAATTTTTTTATACCTTTGAATTCTATTTTTTAATCTTTTTCTAAGAATTTTACCTCCCTTAGTATCTGGGTCTGTCCTAAGGTACAAGTTATAGCCATCTTGTATTAAGTTTTGCATTTTAGTGGCAGAAGCTTGATACTCTGGAGAGCCTTCTTCTTTTGTAAAGGTCAACCTATTACCCGAAGCCCTTTCCCTTGTATCGACTAGCTCTCCATAGGCTTTATCGACTTGATTTTCAAAATTCTTTACAGCTTTAAATGATTGTTTTGGAGAATATCTTAATATGGGAGCAAAGTCCTTAGCAGCTTTTTCTAAAAATCCTAAAGGATTATCCATACCAGCAAAACTTTCTTCAAGTTCCTGTCGTTCAGACGGAGACACTATATACTCTGGATTGTCAGGAGTTTCTGTAGACAGCTTCTCAAACATTCCTTCGTCGTCAGATATAAATAGCTGGTTGTTTATCTGAACAACATCACCACTATTTAACTCGTCACTATTAGGAATATTATCTTCAGTGTATGGATTGCTAATACTACCTGGAGGAACTCCAGGTACAATAGAACTTCCTCCGCCTTCGCTAGCTTCAACTGCGCTTCCTGTTCCCGTAGAGAGAGAATTTAAAGACGGTTCACCTTTTATGTAATCATTTAACATCTTTTGCGCAGAATCAAGATTAGCTTTAGAATTAGTACCTTTAAACTGTTCTTCGTTTATTAATCCTGCAGAAAATTTATTTAAATTTTCAGTATACAATTTAGAAGCGTTATTAAAGTTAGCTATTATTGCGCTACCCCTTTGAGCATTCGCAGCACCTTCTACCTGTAAAAACTTTAACACCTCACCTTCCATGTTCATGTCAATATTATCAGCCCTAGCGCTTGCTATATCACCTAATCTTGGGTTTATGCTAGAATAAATTTCTACTTCTTTTTTATTAGATTCAGATAATTTTTGTAAATTAGATTCTTCTATTTTTATTTTATTTTTAAAAAGATCGGTTTTAAAACCTAACCCTTCGTTTTTAAGAGAACTACTTCTTCCACTAATTGTATCCGCTTCTTTAATACTAGTAAAAAGTATTTGGTCTTCAGATAGATTTATTTTTCTGTTTTCTATTGAATTAAGTTCTTTAGTTTGATTTTCTTTGAATTCAAATTCTTTATCAAATCTATCCTGAGCCAAGTTTTGAGTTTCAACTTGAGCTAGTAATTGTTTATCAAACCTTCTAGAGCTTTCTTGCCTGTCTAGTTGTTTATCAAGAAACTGAGGAACAGTAACGCTCAAAAGTTTATTTATAGGTGCTTCATAATCAAATCCGTTTGCCATTTTTTTCCCTTTGTATCTTATCTGTAAAATGTTCTAGTGTCAGGTATTCTAACAGTTCTACCTCTTGCATTTTTGTTGCCAGTATTAGAATCCTCGTTATCAGTGATATCTAAAGAATCAACTCTTTGCGCTTGTGACTGCAATCTATTTATATAATCTTCTAAAGTCCTAGTTAGTCCAGCTCTTTCTTGTCCAGCTTGTTGTTCTATTCCGTATAAACTTCTTTCCCTTCCTAATGACATTGAATCCATACCTGTTTGTCTTCTTTGCATTAAGTCAGCTAGAGTATCTCCAACCATTTCTCTAGACTCAGACATTTGTCTTTGAGTAGCCCCAAAAGATGCACCAGTCTGAGCTTGCTGATTAGCTATTTGCCTAGTAGCTTGCCCTAACTGAGTATTTAAACCTTGAAAGCCAGTATCGTATTGCGATTGAAGATTTGTCAATCCAGACTGATAGTCTCTTTCTAAAAATCCAGTCCTAGTTCCTTGCCTATCTTTTATTTCTTGAGAAGCTAAATTGAAAGCATCCTGCTTGAATGGTCTAAAATATTTAGAAAATGCATCTGCTTGATCTCCTTCAAATCCAAAGGCTGAAGCTATTTTTGAAGAATCAGGGTCAAAATACTTTAAGTAATCTTCACCAAAAGTTCTTTCTATTAAATCTCTTAAATTTTCATTCATAATTAAGTTCCTGTCTCAAATGTACTTATGTTGGGGTCTAAATCGTAATTCATAGAACCTGTTCCTGTACCTGGTGCTTTGTATAGTAACGAGCTAAAATCTAGTAACATATCCTTAAGAGCTTTATTTCTTCCAAATCCTGCTGCTGCTGTAGCGTATTTAGCTGTACCACCTAACTGCCCTAAGGATTGACCAGTAAAATAATCACCAACACTACTAGCAATTATTTGATTAGTAAAACCCTTGTTGGCATCGCTAATATATCTATTAATATCCATTTCTGCTGAGCTTAAATCTTTTCTAGCTCCTTTAAAAAACATACCACTACCAAGACCAGACTCTACTCCTCTTACTCTTTGACCACGAGTAGCAGCAGTTTGACCGAAAGCACTACCTAATGCAACACCAGCACCTAAACTTAATCCACCAGTTGGTAGAGCAAGTAAAGCTCCTATTCCAGCACCTAGTCCAGCACCAAGAATTCTTCCAAATCCTCTATTTTGTTCTCTTTTTTTAGCTGACCTACCTCTTGCTTTTTCTTGTTCTTGTAGCTGTCTTCGAGCGTCTTGTAAGGCTCTTCTTTCAGAGGATGCATCCATAGATAAATCTAATCCAGCCGATCCAAATCCAGTTGATTGGCTAGATTGTAAATTTGCCATTAATTCTGCTAAAGTCATTTTAACTCCTTGTAAATTCTAAATAGTGCCATGCACCAATTTCTTTTCTGTAAAGCCTAAGCTTACCATCTGGTGTTTTTACCAGTCTTTCTTCTCCATCGTTGCCAGAATCGTTTGATGGATATCCTTGTTGTAATTTTGTTTTAACTCCCTTAGAGTTATATAAAAATCTTTTTTCTCTATCAATAGGCATTATGTAATTCTCTTATATAATGGTCTATACTCTACTGCAACACTACTTACTTTTGTTATAGTACTTCCATTTAAATCTAATTGAATTTGAAAAGAAGAAGCTAATAATGGATTTGTAAATGTAATTCTATTTACATCCAAGTCTCCATTAGTGTTGCCTAAGGTTCCAATAGTCCCAGTTCCTTGCTTTACACCCAAATCAGATGTATTGCTATATTTTAACCCACTGCTATGGTCAGCATCACTAGAATACTCTACAGTTACACCATAAATCTTCTTAACTGTATTAGGTAAACCAAAATCATCGTCTTTTAACTTTATATCAAATCTAACTGCAGAATCTGGCTCTCCGTCATAAGATTCTAACTCATCTGTTCCTACACCTAAAGTCATATTATTATGTAGGTCTGTAATAATATTAGTTTTTACAGCGTTATCAACCATATTTATTACAAAAGTAAAGCTGTTTGTAATAAAACTATAAACATAAGAATCACCACTTGTACTACCAGAAGCAGCAGCATCTCTAACTATAACTAAATGTTTATGAGTTGGTTCATATCCAATAATAGTATCATCGTTTACAAAACTTGTCCACTCTGACTCCAGTACTTTGTTTTGCAAGTTTCTTATTTGTGAACCATCATAAAAGAATAAACCATTTTTATTTACCCAAGCTACACCGAAATCTGTTTTTACGACTGCTGCATGGAAGTCTACTCCCATATTTTTATGCTCTGATTCTAAGAACCATTGAGTATCAGAACCACCACCCACGTTAATAACATACAATGTTCTATTCTTATATGCTAACAGTCTATCAGCATAAGACTCTATCTTTACAAAGTCTTCTCCATCGTTAACACCTATATCAATAAAGTTAAAAGGTGGGAATGTATCAAATTTATTTACCTCACTATACATTAATCTATCTGACTGAACAACTGTTTGTCCTTTGTCATTAATAGACTTTACATTAGCTATAAACCTTCTTCTGTTTGACACTACGCTAGTCTTATACCCTTCTCCAGTATTTCCTATTGATATGCTAGATAAATCAGCGTTATATCCATTTAACGAGCTATATGTATCAACATTTGGGTCTTGTATTGCTACTGTACAAAACAGAAAAGAAGCATTATTATATATAGTTGACCAACCAACGTGCTTTGCTTCTAAATTTGTTCTACAACCATACGTTAAATCTATATCAACTAATAATTGAAACTCTCCCTTTGAAGTAGAATCTCTAAAGTATACTCTACCACCAGTAATTCTTTCATCATATCCATGTGATGCTGCAATAGATATACTGAGCCTGTTATTAGCAGAGACATCTGTTAAGCCAGTCATTACTGTAGGTAACGACTCTTGAGCACCATCATAAATAAATGTTTGTGCAAACTCATATGTACCAGCTGGTATTGTTCCATCGCTTCCAGAAGCCAAAGCCTGAACATTGAAGCCTAAACCAGCGTCAGGGAATATGTAAAGCTTGACATCGCTACCAGCAGCATTCCAAGTTTTAGAAGAATCTATAATCAAAGTATCGTTATCAGTTCTAGAAGCTATTCCCACTGTATCAGTTCCAGATGAATTAACAATAGTATACAAACCAGTGTCTAGCTGAGTATCAGAACCAGAAGTATTTCCAGTATCAGTTATATTGTTAGCTAGTTCAATACCAGTTCCACTAGCAATACCCTCAAGAGTATCTTCAAAACCAAGAACGGCAAGATTTAATCCAGTTGCAGCTTTACTATTAGTAGCCGAAGCAGCAGTTCCAGCAAATGGTTGCTTTGGCGGAGCATCAGATACTACCCATTGATTTACTGTCTGAGCACTACCTCCTCCAACATTTAACTGGCTAAAGCTGTCATCTAGCCATAGTTTTTTATTTACATATCCATACCATTTTACACTATTACCAGCACCAAAATTAGTATCACAAACTCTTACCACACCATCAGCTAAATCATATATTACTTTACCATTTGCAGTGCTACCTAAATCTATTGCTTCAGCAAATGTTCCATTACTATCCCCAACATCTATTCTAGTATCTGAAGTAGCATCTGTATCCGCTAAGAATGTTTTAATGGTAGAAGTATTTGTTCCAGATCCACTTACTCCAGTATAATCCACTCTTGCTTGAAACAATCCATATCCAGGCTGAGATGCGTCTAAATTAATTGTTCCATAATCGCTTGTATTATCAGTTACTCTGCCAGATGACTTTACTGTACCAAACTCATCTACAATAACATTATTAGCTTGAGCTAGTTCGTTATCTGCAATAGAGCGTGAGTTAGTCTTAGTGTTAAGACCACCATCAAAACGTGTGTATGTTTTAAACTGTTTAGGCATTATTCCTTTATCTCAAAATGTACTAAGTCATCAAACTTATTATCTTTGGTCTTGGTGTCCATATCCCAGTCTCCGCCCCATCTTATTTTTAATCCCATCTCTTTAGCAACTCCAAGAACGTAACCGCCAAAGTAATGAAACCTATCCCTATCATCCCAATCAATAGGATAAGGAGCAACGTCAACAGCAATACTGGGACTTTTATTATGCTTACCATTCGGGAACTTAAGTTTACTATTTCCTCTATTATATGCCGCATCTTGAGCTTTCTGTCCTCTATGACCTTCTAATACTGTGCAATCAAAACCTTCTACTACCTCTTCAAATAACTCAATCAATCGTTCATCGCAAGTATATAATTTACCTTTACTTTTTGTGCTAAATCTTGGCATTACTTACCCTTAATTAAACCTTCTATTAAATCAGTAACAACATCGACACACTTCTCAAAAAAGACTTGCTCTTTGTCTTCACTTACAAATGGAATATCAATCTTCTCATTAATTTTTGTAGCGATTGTCTTAGCCATTTCATCTGAAGTGAGTTGATCAACCATTTGTTTTTTAATTGTATCTGCTTGACTTTCAGCCGCAGCTACTAACATTTCTTTTAAGCCCATTATTTTCTCCTAATCTCATTATTTGTTTTAACTATTAAATATACTAAAGTTGCAACAGAAACAGCCATTTGCAGTAACATTGGTAAGTTAACCCACCAAACACCTACTCCAACCATTCCATTAATTACTGCCTTAGTTGAATCTATCATTCTATCAACCAGCCTTTCCATTAATGCGACCTTTAAGGTACGCTAAATCATCGGTTACATCGTTTAACTCTTTAACTATATCTTCTCTATGTCTCTGTCCTATATCGTCTGACTTGTTCCATCTCTCTATTAACTTTATAGTTATCCCTTCTACATTCTTTATTGTAGATTCTATCTTAGCTATCGCTTGTCTTATGTTATCTAAATCTTCATTTTGAGCTCTTTGGCTCTTCATTAGATTAACTATCATCAGTACAAACAAAGATACGATAACACCTACAGCACCGTACTCAGCGTATGTTTCAATCATTTAATACTTTCTTCGTCGCTTTTAAACCAATTAAAAATAAAAATCCAAGCATTACTTGCAGGAGCATCTCTTGTCTAATACTAAACGCTAGCATAACAGACATAATAAATTTTCCTGCAAGAATTGCTTTATCAATCACTATTTCCCAACAATCTTTTGGGCTTTATTATGTGACTGTTTAAAGGTTTTACCCTTTCTCATTTCTGATGCCATCATTGACAAGTGCTTTTTAGTATGATGAACCTTATGTTTCTGCATTTGCTTCTTTTGCATAACAGATAATCCATTAAGGTTTACATTCTTTAAGTCCTTAGCCATACTACCAACTCTTCTTTCTAATCCAAAGTATAAAAAACATACTAACCTTTATCAGACTCTTGTTCTTTATTGTAAGGATATTTATTTTCCTCAGACAGTGCAGCTTTAAGTCCATCTACAAACGCTTGTCTGCCAAATTGTAACTGCTGAAGATTAAATGTTGTTGTATCAATCTTTCTGTTTAAATCAGCAATGTGATTAACCATTGTTTTTTGGTCATCGTTCATTGAATTGATATCGTACTCTTTCCCATCAAGGTTTAACATTGGGGCATTTTCTTTTTTATTTTCTTTTTTAGCCATTATATTTCCTTATTTTCTTTTTAGTCCTAACTTTTGCATTAGGGTTTTGTTTTCTTCCTCAAGTTTCTGTATATGCTGCGATTCCATTCCTTCAACACTAGCAGTTAACACAGTAACTTTATCTTCCAAATCTTCTATTCTTCTTCCTTGTTCTGCAAACTTCATCTGTGCTTGATACCAAGAGCCAGTAACGATAGCTATTAGTATACCAGCTTTAATTAATAGAGCTACGCTTATATGTACTTCGCTATTTGCGTTAATTGGTTTATTCATCTTCAGTTTTTGGTTTTGGTCTTGGTTTAGGTTTTTTGTTAATTACAATACTTTTAGTATAAACAGGTGTATGCATGTGTCTTGTATCCCAGTAACGATAGTCATTTGTATTCCAACCTATTGCATACGCATTAGGCATATAGCGATATTTAAACGCTGAAGTGTTATAAACTTTTACTACCCTACCACTATCTGTATAAGTAATGGTTTGATAAGGTACAGGCTCACCTAAATCAGAGCCACTAACCATCATACCTACTGCTAGTCCTACTATAAATTCAATCATCAGTTACTGCCATTGTTAATCCTATAAGCATCTATATACAAATCATTATATATGCCCAAGCTATCTGCTTTCCAGATAGCCTTTCTCATTAAGCTGTCTAGCTCAAACATTTCTTGTGATAATTCTTCTCGTGTCT